TGATAGCGAACTACCCAAGCAAGAAGGCCTTGAAGGCCGAGATTGGCAATCGACTGGACTATATCGAAACAAGCTTTTTCGGCCCCCAGTATAAGTCGAACGGCATGGTTCTTGTAGCCAATCGCCCCCATATCACTGGCCAAGGCCGAGAGTTCTTCGCCGAAGTCACCATGCGCAATGACATCATTTGGAGTGTAAAATAATGAGCAAGAACGTAACAATCGAGATCACCATCCCGCTGGACGCCTTCGAGCAAGGCAACGAGCTAACCCCCTCTGGCTCGATCCTGTCTGGCCACTGGATCAATATCGGGCAGTGCATCCCAGTGGTGACCATCCAAGGGTTGCCCAAGGGAACCGATGTGGAGGCCACCTTTAACGCCTACCGCAAAAGCTTGTCGCTCCGATCTGTTAAGGAGCGCAAGGAAGCAGCGCCAGTGAAGGCTAAGAAGCTTGTAACCAAGGCCTTCGCCTAACAATCAGGCGGTATCGCTGGGGGTCCTAACAGGCCTCCGGCGATATTTCTGTCGTTCACTTGAGAATGGTTCTCATTTGCATTCAAAATTTTAGTTCAAATGATGTAAGCCTTAGCGTTCATTCAGGTGATAGCAGGAGTTCAAATGATGTAAGCCTTAAGCGTTCATTTTGGAGGTGTTCATTCTGTTCCCCCCCCTCCGGGAGGATATAGATAAAAAAGAGAGGCCCGGGTTTCCCCGGGACCTCCCTACCCTACCAGCCAACTGTCATGTCGTGGTAGGTGATCAATGCTAGCGCCATAATCGCCAGCCATAACCAGAATAGAATATCTTTGTTAGACATTGGGTTCCTCCGTGGTGATAGGTGGGACCCAGATTTCTCTGGGTCCCAAGTGATCAGTCAACTGTGACTGTGAAGGATACTTCCTTGATCGTATCCGTCACGATGTCTTCAATCTCACCGTAGTGGTCTGAGATGTCAAACGTGGGAACATCTGCAACGGCCTGTTCCACGATTCCGACTAGCCGTACTTCAAGCACGGCATCAACACGTTCCTCAACGAGGTTGTTGACGAACGTGGTCAAAGCATCTAATAAATCTTGCATGGTAGGTTCCTTGATTGTGCGGACCTTGATTGGTCCGACAAGTAAGAGTGTACTCGCCATGCCAGAAAACCACCATTGCTTATATTGCATAGCTGGGTTGCGTCAAACGCATACCTCATATTAAATTTCTAGTTCAAATGATGTAAGCCTTAAGGGTTCATTAAGGGGATAGTAGCAAGTTCAGTAGCAAGTTCAGTAGCAAGTTCAATTGATGTAGGGTTAAGGGTTCATTTCAGTTGATGTAGGGTTAAGAGTTCATTTCAATTGATGTAGGGTTAAGGGTTCATTCAAATAATGTAGGGTTAAGGGTTCAGGGGGGGAGGAAAAATCGCAGCGTTTTCTATTTAGTAAAACCCATGTGAGATAAATTTTCAAAAAAAACAGACTTGGTTATTACCCACAACCTACTATATGCTTATCAACATGACCCGCACTCTTCAGTCTTATCAACTGGTTAAACCAATTATCAAGCGATATCTCCAGATAGAGTTTAAACAGGTCACCACCGAAGAGATCAAAGGTCTTTTAAAATACTATACCAGTCGATCATCAAGGACCCTCCCCAACCCTGTCAAAATTGGCCAGTTACGGAAAGAGTTCTACTACAGGAAGAAACTAGGAGGGGCCACAGTGGCTGAGAAACACCCAGATATTTTCACAGAGTCAGGGCCTAAGAGTCGTCAGACTCTGGACAGGCAAGACCGGGTTCTACGGAAGACCGTCCCTGATCCTGCCAAAGATCCTGTCCGGGCTCTTATGTCTAACGGTCTGACCCTGAGGGAGGAGAAGTACGCAATGGCCTACTTCGCCTCGGCAGATCCCTTGCAGGCATGGGTAGATGCAGGTTACGATACAAGTTACACGGCATGGCAGAACCATGCATGGGCAACCCGGGAGAAACCCCGTATCAAGGCCAGAATCCTTGAGCTATTAGAAGAGGTAAAAGTAAAAATGACATGGAACGCAGACAAGGTTCTGGAGAAGTTTGATACTATCTACCAGAAATCTTTGGAAGAGCAGGACTTCACAAACGCTACCCGATCTATGGAGAATATTGCCAAGCATCTTGGTATGTTTGTGGACAGGTCTGAGTCCCGGGTTGGTAATCTTGACGGGGTTAAAACAGACGATCTGGACGGGGACATCTCCAAGCTTGCCGGGATGGTAGGATTAAAGGTAGTTAACGGGGGTAAACCCTGACAGAGGGCGTCACAGTATGTCAGACACAGACAGTAACCAAGACGAGCCACCGTCCCTTCTGAACCGGAAAGATTTCAATACCCTGTTAGGGATTGCCCTTACCGACACGGATGGGAACGAGCCGTCAGAAACAGATATTGCCCTGTACACAGATATTGTGTCTGACGCCGGGATAGAAACTATCTCTTCGGTACGTCTTTCAACACATATTGTCAGAGACGCACTAGCCCTTTCCCCTATATTTCAGAATCCCTCGCCCTCTTACGATCAGGCCCGTGGCCTTGTCTATGACATTTTTGCCACATACATCGAACTCCACAGAGAGCTTCTGTCCCTTCTTCATTCTACTATCCCATCTTCAAGATCTGGTAATGTATCTAATATGATACACTAGGCGTCCCCGTCAGAACGCCTATAAACTCAGAAAGGATTCCACAACAGAATGAACGAAGTAACTCACACAGGCACGGACATCTCTAAAGAAAAGCTGAGAGATATGCTTGTTGACAAGATGATCTCAAAATCAAGGACTGATTTTTTCACCTTCACCAAGGCTGTTGCCCCTCTGCTGATACCCGACTTTATTGTGGGCAGGCATATTGAAGTTATCTGTGATATCCTCCAGAAAATATCAGAGGGGGATATCCAGAGACAGATGATCTTCCTCCCACCCAGATCCTCAAAGTCTGTCCTCTGCTCCAAGCTTTTCCCTGCATGGCATATGGGCCTACACCCGGCACACCAGATTCTCTGTGTCTCCCATTCCGATCAGCTCGCCACAGATTTTGGTAGGTCTGTCAGGGACATTGTTAATAATCCTTTATTCTCTGTTATGTTCCCTAACGTATCCCTGAAGAAAGATGTCCGGGCTGCTGGTAAATGGGAGACGAACCATAACGGCGTCTACGTGGCAGCAGGGGTAAAGTCACAGATCGCCGGACGTGGTGCCCACATTGCTATTCTGGATGATGTTATGTCTGAGGAAGACGCCTTCTCTTCCGCAGGTCGGAGGTACATCAAGGAATGGTATCCTGCCGGACTACGGACACGTCTGATGCCTAACGGGAAGATTGTTATCATCAACACCCGGTATCATGAAGATGATATCTGTGGGTGGCTCCTCAGAAATTCTGACGAGGACGACTGGTCAGTCCTTAAGATCCCTGCATGGCTAGACGAGGATTCGTCCAAGATTCTTAATCTTCCTATAGGGTCGTCCTATTTCCCAGAGTGGAAGACAACTGTATCTCTTAAAAAAGACGAGTCAGAAATTAAAAAATATAACGGGGAGCGATACTGGGAATCTCTCTACATGCAGAATCCTGTCCCTGCTGATGGTGGAATTCTTAAAAAGAAGTGGTTCCAGAAGTGGGAAGAATCTGAGCCTCCCGAGTGTGACTTTATTATTCAGACTATGGACACAGCGTTCTCCACCCGGTCAACAGCAGATAATTCTGTTATCCAGACGTGGGGTATTTTCCCCACAATCGAGACCGACTCAGCAGGGATTGAACATAATATTGGTAACCTGATTCTTCTGGGGAACACAGTAGGTAAATATGAATACCCCGAACTCCGCCTGATGGCACAAGATTCGTATCTGGAACATAAACCTGATGTTGTTATCATCGAGAAGAAAGCGTCTGGCCAGTCCCTGATTCAGGATCTACGCCGGGCAGGTCTTCCTATCAGGGAGTATAACCCTGACAAGGATAAGGTATCCCGGGTTAATGCGGTGTCCCCCCTTATTGAAAGTGGACGTGTCTGGATTCCTCACGAAAAAACTTGGGCACAGAGTCTCTTTCTGGAAGCGGTCTCATTCCCTAACGGG